TGGCGGCATATACAAAAGCGTATCGGAAGAACAAGAAGAAATATATCGCGCAGATGAACGGAGACAAGCTTGAGGTTATCCAGAAAGGGAAGATTATCCCAAATTTTCGCATCAGACAAGGAGAGAGAATCACCGATTCTTCCTACGCAGAAGACCTGGAGAGCATGGTCAATCGTGTGTATATATATGATTCAAGCAACAATAAGATCGGAAGCGTAAGTAATTCGAATTGGGTGAAGAAATACGGGGTCTTCCAGAATGTTATTTCCGTAGACAGTGGAAACGGGAAAACAGAAGCAAAAGCAGAGTTACAAGGCATAAACAAAACTGCGAGCCTGAGTATGATCGGCGACCACAGATGCGTGTCTGGACTGGGCGTGATCATAGAAGATTCCAGGACTGGACTAAAGGGAAAGTTCTGGATAGAAAACGACAGTCACCAGTGGAGTGACGGAATCTATACGACAACCTTGGAGCTTGCATTCAAAAATATAATGGATATACAGGAGGAGGACGAAGAACAGACCGATACCTCTGAAGTAGCAACAACGAATGCATCAGTAACAACGAATGCATCAGGAATAAGTGACGTGCTGAACGATGTTCTAAACCAGGCTCGGGCATGGATCGGGCTGGGAGAGAACCCGCCAGGAAGCAATCATAACGAAGTCACCGTATATTATGGATGGGATGCTGCCTGGTGTTGCATGTTCATTTGGTCATGTTTTAATAAAACCGGACATGGGAATCTGTTTATGGCAGGCGGGAAGACTGCATATTGCTTTGACGTAAAGGATTGGTATCAGGCGAGAGGAAAGTTTGGAAGCACACCGAGAGTTGGTGCCCTGATTATCTATGGCGGAGAAGGACATATAGGAATCGTGGAAAGTGTAACTGGAACGGGACCAAGAGATTTCGTGTCAATCGAAGGAAATCTGAGCGACACTGTAAAAAGAAGCAACGGACCATCTTGTAGCACAGTATTAGGATTCTGTTATGTTGACTATCCATCAACAACAACGGTATCGTTAGGCAATACATCCGCTATATCCGGTACATCTGTTAATATACCGTCATCTGTGGCACAGACAGGAATTACCGGTAATTATACATGCTATCCGCAATTCTATGGAAGATGGAACGCAGGAACAACACAAAGAAGGATTTCTGAAATATGGGGACAAAAAGGAAAGACTGGAAGCCCTGAAAACATAGCAACCATAGATGGTTATTATCTGATTGCCGTAACACACAAATTTGGCCAAGTAGGAGATATTGTATGTGTGGTACTG